GCGCCGTGGTGAACTCACCGGGCATCACGATCTGCGTGCTGAGGTCGATCAGGAGCTCGTAGTTGTGGCCCGCCTCGATCAGCCCGCCGACACTTTCGATACGGATGTACTTCCGCGTGCCAGCAGACCAGTCACCGAGCTCGCTGACCATGCCGGCGCTCATGCCGATCTGTGCGCTGAAGGTGTGCTCGGTGTTCTCCGTCTCGATGATCGAGTCGAAGCTGGCGTTCGCGGCGTTGACCGGCCAGTCCGGCGCCCAGCGCTCAGGGAACGTCAGCCCGAGGTCATACACATTGAGCAGTTTTGAATCGCCGAGATCGGCCCATGCCGCGTCTGAGTAGGCACTGTACGAGCGGGCCGGGATCGGCGCGGCCGGCACGAACGTCGTTCCGACGCTTGGCAGGGTCGCCCCGGTCGCCGCCATGCGGGCGAGAAAGCTGGTGGTGAAGCCGAGTGTGCCGCGGTTGATCGTGAGACCGAAGCTGTTGAACACACCGTAGAGCAGCTTCAGCGCCTGGCTGGCGTTGCCGTAGACCACCGTCCAGGTTTCCGGTGTGATCGCGCCGGTCCCGTAGAGCGTCCAGGTGCGTTCGCGAGCCAGCGTCGCACCCACCGGCGTCGATGGCGATGCCACGCCCAGAACCGAATCAAAGACGGCGGTCAGGGCGTTGTAGTCCTGAATCGAGTTGATCGTCAGCCCGCCCATCTCGGTTCCGGGGATGATGGCGTCAGTGACGCGAGATCCGGCCGAGCTGAACTTCGTCTGCGTCGTCACGTAGGTTGGGTGACCATCGATGCCGCCAAAGCGGATCATCGCGTCCTCGTCCGCAACGCCGGCGACGGCCTCGCGGCCGAACCAGAGCTGCTGATTCTTGCGTCCCGTTGCCACGATGGCTTCCTCCCTGGCGGTTAGCCCGCCGCTGTTATCTCGAGTTCGTAAAGACCACCGAGCGTCACGTACTCAACGCCGTTGTCGGGGGTCGCAATTTCGTCGTTCGGCAACTCGCCGATCCGGTGACAGGTGATGTGGAAGGTTCCGTATTCGGTCTCTTCCTCATCGATCAGCAGGTGATCGGCTTCCCGCCCGTGGAGCTTCTGGTGCGCCGCGGTCGCCGCTGCCAGAAGCGCGAACTTGTCGCTGCCTTCAGCGACGATTGCGACCGTGTAGACGAGCCGCTCCATGCCGACGTCGATGCCGACGCCGATCGGCGTGGAGTCTTCCGCTCCGGTCCGGTAGAAGACGGCGAACGGGCCCGTGGTGCCCTGTGGCGCGTAGACCGCGTGAATCTCCTCGCCAACCAGCGCCTCGAGCTCTGCCACGAGCGCGAGCTCCTGATAGATCCATTGCTCGGCGGCGAGTGATCCAAACATCAAAGCTTCCTCTCGAGCGCGCCCATGTATGCGAGAAGGCCCCGGCTGGCCTGCGTGTGACCGCGCTGGGCGAACTCTTTCGGCCGGATGCCGCGTCGCGTTCCGAACTCCTGATATGGCGCGTAGGGCGCCATCCAGTACACTCGCGTGCGCAGCCGCTCAACGCGCATCTGCGCACTGTTTCGAAGGTGCCCCTTCCGGAATGGCGTGAGTGGGCTGCTGTACCGCAGGTTGTCGGCCGAGGCCTTCACCAACCCCGCTTGCACGGCCGGCTCGAACCGCGCAGCGATCCGGGGAAAGTTGTTGATCTTTGCCGTGATCCGGATCGGAACCTGCGCCATTGCCTTACCCTGCCCGCCGCGCGATGACGATCCTGGCGAACTCCACACTTGCCGGCATCGAGACATTGACGACATCGAACCGAACATCATCGATTTCGAGCTTGTCAGTGGCCTGCACGTCGGCTTCGAGCGGCAACGTCACCTGCTGATCGGCCGTCGTGACCACGATCCCGCGGGCGGCGAGCGCTTCAGCCTGGCGGCCGCGCACCGGACTTATGGCGCACGAGTAGGTGGCAACAACCGAATCGGACGTCACCGAACCACCTGCGTTGTTGCTTGCGCGGGTGATCCGGATGACATCGCAGCTCCGGTCGAAGAGCAGAGCCAGCATCCCCTTGCCCTGCGTGGACAGCCAGTCGGGAATCGGCACAACCATCTGGCTAACTCCCGACCGAAACGCTGCCGGCGCACTTCGCCCGGTATCGCCGGGCCATCGTCAGAAACTGCTTGTGCAGTTCGCCGGCGCTGAAGGTGCCCTGAAACGGAACGACGATCGAAGAGAGATTGGCGACCCGGCCCGCCTTGCGCTCGAACGCCTCAGCTGCGGCGAAGTACAGGCGGTTCCGGCTATAGGTCGGTTCCCAGTCTTCGTCAGACGGGGGCCGCTCCTCATCGTCCGGAACCGCCATGAACGCCACCAGATCCTCGAGGTCGTCGGCATCGAGCACCGGCTCAGCCGATACCGGCACTTCGCGACTCAGGAGGGCGATCGCCTCGACCTTACTCAGCGCCATCGCCGGTCGTCTCTTCGGCCGGGACTGGATCAGCCACTGGCTTCGTTGACTTGCGCGGCTTTCGCGGCGCGGCCGGCTTGCGCGTCTTCTTCGGTGGCGTTGGTGCCGTATCAGCCGTCTCGTAGGGCGTGCCGTCTGCGTGGCTGATCACCTTCGCGTCCGGATAGAGGCGTTCCTTCACCGCGAGGCTCTTGACCCCGTAGCGAGCGCCGTCCGGCGTCTCGATGATCAGCTCAGTGCTGGGGCCGGCCATTAGGATTCCAACTCGATAAGCTCAGCGTCCGGGTCCCGCTCGATGTCGATCAGCAGCAGGCCTCCCGGATCGGCAATTCCGGTCCCGAGGTAATTGCTGGTCCACTTGAACGCCCAGCCCTCATCTACGCCAGGCTCGGCCACGTCTGACGCCACAAGGGGTTTCGCCATGTTGGCGTCGGCATTGGTCCCGGCACCAAACGTCAGACCAAAAATGTTGGCGTCGGCACCCTCCAGATCATGCACTTCCAATTCGAGTTCACGGTTATTGTTTGCCGCTCCGGTGACGTCTTCGGCCGGCACGTACCGGACGCCCGTCACCCTGCCCCGGAACGGGACCAGCGCAACCGAAACGCGGAACGTGGCCGCCTGGGCGACGGGCGGTACGACCGCTTGGATGGTTCGCGTAATCGGAAACTCCACGATGTTCACTCCTTGGACTGCGGGCCGCTCAGACGCGGCCCACGCTCATGATTCGAAGCTCAGCCGATTACGGCCGGGAGACGATTGCCCACGGGTAGCGGGTCGCTTCGGTCGTGTTGGCGTAGTTGATGGTGTTGTCCACCTGGAAGCCGAACCGGCCCACCACGCGCAGCGCCGTCATGTCCTGCTGGGCCAGCGCGTAGAGCACTTCGCTGTCCGGGCCATAGATCGTCGCCTCGGTCAGTACCTTGTAGGTGAGGTCCTGGCGAATACCGAGAATGGCGTGCGAGAAGTCGCCGGCGATGAGCTCGGCCGATCCGCTCGTGGTCGGCCAGAGTCCAGGCGAGGCGTAGTTGATCGGAACCCCGTAGATCGAGGTCGGCGTGACTTCGGTGAGCTGACGACCTTCGGCATCGCGCGCGCCACGAAGCAGCGCCCGCACGTTCGCAGCCGCGGCCGCTCCGCTCACCGCAAAGCCGTCTTCTTCCACGAAAGCGAACGCTTCGCTGATGTCTTCGGCGTAACCGCCCTGCGCTGCCGTGTTGGTGCCGCGCTGAACGTCGTGGCCAGCTGCAATGGCTCCCTCAGCGATGGAAACCGGGAACGTCGCTGGCCTCTCAACGCCGAACAGCACCGCGGCATCGAGCTTGCGGGCGATCGCGTCGGCGATCAGTGGCCGCACGTAGGCCCAGATGTCGTAATCGGCGTCGTCAATCACCGCGTCAGGAATCGGCACGATGACGGCCAGCTCTTCAGCGGTGAGGTACTTGTTGGTCCAGTCAACCTTCGAGGTGCCCTTGAGTCCGGTGTCACCGGAAACCCAGTTGGCGGTCGGCAGGCTGCCGAGCACCGGAAGCCGCGTCTGGCTGGTGCCCATCGAGACTTGCCGGAACATGGTCATCGCCGCGGATGAGTTGGCGACTTCCTTGAGGAGAATGTTGGAAACGTCCTGATTGATCAGTGCGCTTGCGCCGCTGCGGTCAATTCCCGCCATTGCCGTGTAACCCCCTGGTTAGAGGCCGGCGCAATCGCCAGGCCTCATTTCCTGCTGCGTCCGGCCGCCTGCCGGATGACCGCGTTCATGTCCGTTCCGGTGGCTTCACCGCCGCCGGCTCCAGCGCCGGGATTCCCGTTGCTCGAGATCCCGAACAGCTCGGGCGCGTCTTTCTTCGCCTGGGCGATCACGTCCTTGACATTCGTGATCGACCCGTCGTCTCCGTAGGCGACCTTGCCCTTCACAAGCTCGAAGATCACCGCCGGCCGCTTCCCACCCGCTTCGAGCGCTGCGTCCCGGATCACATCCTTGGCAGCCAGCTCGCGCATTCGGGCGGTGGATTCCGCGACGGCCTTCTCAGCCGCCTCGGCCCGCTCCTGGGCTTTCTGCAGCTCGGACTTGTCGCGATCCTCGATTTCCTTGAGGCGCTTTTCCGCCGCCTCGGCGCGCTTGCGCTCGGCGGCGAGAGCCTTCAACGCATTCTTCGCGTCGTCCTGCTCTTCGCCCTCACCGGACCCGGCGCCTTCGCTCCCGCCCTTGCCCTCACCGGCCGCTCCACCTTCGCCGCCGCCCTCTTCGCCGGAACCGCCCCCGATGTGAGGGGGAACGCCGTAGCGGGCAACAAACAAATCGAAGTCAGCCTGCGAAACACCCTTTGGCAGCGTAGGCATTGATTTGAAGACTCCTTGGGATTCAATCGGTTGGGGAATCACTCCCCGGCTTTAGTGGCTATCCCTGGAATCACTCCAGGTGGAGAATCACTCTCCGCGATAATGCCACTTTAGCACCGCTAGTAGTGATTATAGGGACATGGAGATGTCAAGTCAATTAAGTGCGGGCTGTGGCAGACGTTAGTCTTCGTTTTCATCCTCTTCGCGCGGCTCAAACTGAATGCCGCGATCCCCGGGGTATGGCTCCCGATGTTGGTTGTGTCCGAGGATGATCTCGACTGGTATTCCCTCACCATCAGGGAAGGCATCGCAGAAGTTGCCGTCAATTCGGTCAGTGTAAAAGTGCCTGCACGATGCGCAAGCTGCCGTCTTGGTTCTCACAATTCAGGCCCTCTCAGCTCGCGATAGAGTTCAAGCAGATCCGGGGAGAGATTCCGCAATCGATCCGATCCAGCCAAACGGCCGGCGAACAGTTCGGCGACGAACTCTTCGTTCGCGGCGCTGCCATATCGACTTACGCTCGATACGATCTTGCTCCTAGTCGAAGAGTCAGGACGCCCGCCCATCCTGTCGTACGCTCCGTCCTGGAACTCCTCCAACAGCCGCCGGAAGTGCAGGAAATGCGCTACTTCGTGATAGACAGTGTGCTTGGGATTAGAAGACGAACTCCACATGTCGGCATAGGCTTGACGCTGCACTTTGCCGGGTGACTTCCAGAGGCGATTAGTCATATTAACCGTGATTGAATGGTCGCTGCGCAGATAGAACGCGAGCGTCTCGGGCGATTCCGCGTGTTTGCGGAAGTTCAGTCGTGGAGGCAATCCATATCCCTGCCGGCCAATGTCGTGGAACCCCTCAGCCCAGAGGTTCAGCGTCGTCAGCGTTGCATCGGCATCGTCAATCTCCACGTCGATGCTTCGGAAGAACTCAAGCGCCTCTTCTTTGCTCTCTGGCTTGACGAACGGAGAATCGAATGCAGGATTTCGCACCGATCCCGGTTTCCAGACCCCTCGCTCCCCGATCGGAGGCGTTGACCCGCCCAATCGCCTCGCCGCCAGCCCTCGCGCCCGCTTCAGGCTGCTCTCGCTGCGGCTCACGCCCCAGTCTTCGGAACGGCGCTCGGTGACCAGATCCTCGAGCCCGATCTCGCCGGCCGCGTAGGCGTTGTATTTGCCCGGACCGAGCACGGCGCGTTTATCGGCTTCCGGCAACTGGTCGAACGCTTTCGGTCCGGTCTGCTCCTTCGGTGGATCGAAGTCGCCGGCCGGCATCTCGATCCCGAACTGGGCGGCAAGATCGTCCCACGAGACCGTGGCCGGAACCATCGAACACCGGCACGACGGGTGCGAGCCCATCGGCTCTTCGACATCATGCTCGGTGCCATCCATCGCCCAGCACACCGCGCATGTGCTCGAGGTGCGCCCCGATCGCCAGATCCATTTCGGCGTGATGTGCTTGTTCTCGCGCCATGTCTCACGAAGCGATTCCTGGTACGCCCGGTTGATTTCCGTCCGGGCGATCTGTGCGCCCTTCCAGAGCGGCACGGCGAGCGTTTCGCTTAGTCGCCGGCCGATCACGTCAGAGTGCGTGCCCAGGACGATCGCTTCGGTGAGGATGTTCGCCGCCTGGGAGGCCGCATCGGCGCCGTAGCGATTGAGGAGCTCGGCCACCGGGCCGTTCGAGGTCGCGGCCGTGATCACCTCGAGCGCTTCCTGAGGGAAGGTCATGAAGCTGCTGGCGTTGGGGAAGTTCGGCGGTGGCGGGTTCGTGGTATCGATGAACTCTCGCGCCGCCCGGTAAGCCGTTTGGGCGACCTCGCGCTGTTGCTGGGCTATATGCGCGGTGCCGTTCTGCGCGTACTGCCGAAGCAAGTCCTCAGCCTGTTGCGCCAGATCGAGCGCCCGCTGCAGCCGGAAGGTGTTCTCACTGACGCCGCGCTCGCGGGCAGCTTCCACGCCCTGACGCGCCGCTTCGAGCTCGCGGAGAAGCGCCTTGTGCGCATCCCGCAGCTGGCGGGCGAATTGCGCCTGGGCGGCCTTGTCGCGCTCGATCAGCTCGCGCCGGTACTTGCGCACCGCCCGGGTGACCCGCGCCTCGAACACGGCCACGTCAGTCATTAGCTAGCCTGGCGCGAATCGTCCGGATCGATCACGGTCTCTTCTTCCTCATCGTCCGCCGGCTGGCTGTTGAGCGCCCGCTGCATCCGCCGGGCCATCTCGGCGTCTCGCTCCTTGGCCGCGGCGCTCCACTCGGCGATCTCTTCCACCGTGTAGCCGGCTTCTTCCCAGACCTGCTCTTCCGGCACGCCGGCGTTGATCTTGAGCGTGGCGGTGTTCCAGAAGTCCACGTCAGATCGCGGCTCAGCCGGCTCCCAGATCGCCTCGAGCTCAACATCCTCGAGCGTGAGACCGATCAGGCCGAGCGAGAAGTGCATCAGATCGATCCAGTCGTTGCCGCGCACTGTCTGCAGCTTCTCGAGCTTGCGGGTGAATGGGGATTCCGCCGTTTTGAGGCTCTCGCCGCTGGGAAAGGTGCCGCTCATGCCGAGATAGTGGGCCGGCACGGCCGAAACCCGCGACATCTTCGTGTCGAGGCTCTCTTGCTCATTGGTGTACTGCGTGTTGTCGCCCGGGGCGAACTGTCCGAACGACGGCGGCGTGCCATCGGCGTCACCCGGTGCCATCCAAAGCTGATTCGGGCCGGACCTGAAGGGGCTGGTCATCTCGCCAGTTTCGGCGTCGTAGGTCGGTTCAATGCCCACGGCCCAGCGTTGCGGGAAGCTGGTGAACTCGTCGGCGATCGCCATATCGACCAGGCTCTTGTTCAGGAGGTTCTGGATCGGGATCAAATCATCGAGCTCACTGATGCCCAGACCACCGAGACGCGCCCGATTCAGGAACGGGAAGACCGGGATCCCTTCATCCCACGGGTAGCGCAGCGGCCAGGATGTGTCGCCTTCGTCCTCCCGTTGCTCCCAGGCGGAGTCCTTGGCGCTGAGCTGGTCGCTGCTCTGTTTGGCGATGTACTTCTCGAGGCGATCCGGGTAGTAGAGGTTGAGGTGCCACTTCGGCTTGTCCGGCCCGATCGCGATCGGCTTCCAGATCTTCGCCGCAACCGCGATCTTCCGGGGGTCATCATCGGACCACCGGATCATGATGCGATCGCCGCGCTGCGGATAGATCCGGGGGAAGTTGTCCTCATCGGGCCAAACGATCGCGAACGCAGCTCCGAGCACGAGCGCCTCGGTCTCAATCTCCACCTGGTAGCGCTCCATGCGATTGCGCTGCCAGATCTCCGCCGCCCGATCGGCGACTTCCTTGCGGCCGGCTCGATCGGCGAAGCCCTTGATCTTCAGGCGGTCCGTGTGGGCATCGATGATCGTTCGGCAGCGATTGTATTTGATCTTGCGCAGGTACTTGCCGAAGACGCTGCGGTATTCGTCGGTCGATACGAGCGGGATGTGATCGCCGTCGTAGTACTGTTGCGCCTCCTGGTAGTCAGGCAGCCGCTTGCTCAACTCAGTGATGAGATACGTGATGTCGCTCACGGGGCCATCCTCCATGTCCCTGCCATTATGCCAGAATTGCACCGATATTTGTTATTACGCCGGCCTGACCGTGTATCCGGTCTTCTTGCCGATCATCAGCTCGGAGACCCCATACACCAACGCATCGAGGCGGTCGGGGCTGACCTGCCCTTCTCCGGTGTCCGCTTTCCGGCGCTGGGCCTGCTCTTCCGGCAGGTACGAGCACATTTGATCTTCCAGCTGGGGCAGCGTTTCAACGTGATGCACGCGACCCTGCTCGTAAAGCGCGGCGACCGGCTCAGCTCGCAAGATCTTGCCCTTCGTCGCCCGGACCGCGATCATGCGGCGTGGCTTACCCGTCTTGGGTCGCGCGGTCTGGAGCGTGTGGCGCACCATCGCGCCGCCCTGGTTGATCTCGAACACCAGCGCGTCGGCGTCGAACTCGTCAGCGGCGTGCCACGCCGCGGCTGCCCATTCCGCCGGCGATCCCTTCAGGCTACGATCTGCGATCACATAGGCGTGACTGTCCGATCCGGTGCCGGCCACGATGATTCCGCACTCGGCCGAGGTCGGGCCATCGCTTGCCGGCGGATCGATCGCCACCACGACACGCCGGTATTCGCGCTTTTCATCGAACTCAACTCGAAGGTCATCGAGTTGCTTGTGATTCCAGAGGGCGCCCTCGAGCGCGTTGAGCAGCTCGCCCATCA